TGATATGCCATATGAACTTCTGCTTCGAACTGTTTAATAAAGGCAGTTGATATTGATGTACTCATCTTTTATCTCCTGTTAAATTAAATTAATATTTCACAGTTGTCCTTTAATCTTCAATTCGGTTGTCCATTTAGGGCCTAGTTCCGAAATAATGGGCTGTATATTTACATCTACTTTTGGTAGATACTTGTAAAAGTAATACATTTCTACACCATTTACAAGTGTAGTCTCTTTAGAAAAGGTAAATTTCTGCCATTTAAGCCATTTAATACTACGTTTATGTTCTTTAATTATAAAATTAAAAACAAAATCATAGTGAGATTCTAAGTAATATAACCATCTTGCGTTGCCTTTTAAAAAATCTCTTTTGTTTATTTCTAATAAATCGCTTGATAGAAACCATATTGCTGCACGTCTAGGATGTATTCTGCTATACGGCATAGCTCCCCATATAGCAACTACTTCATCTTTTTCATTAAAGATAGTAAATGAATGTGTATTAGGTCTATTGTATCTAAAAGGATTAATTAAAGCAGTCAGAGGATCTATACCAATAGTACCTAATTCATACTTGTCTAACTGCTTTAAGTTTGGCGCTAAAGCAAAACAGTCATCTGGAACTGTTTTCTCAACATATAGCATTATCTACCTGATGTTAACATTCTAAATGCAGCATCTACTTTAGCAACATATGCTGGATCTCTATGTCTTGGATCGTGATATCTTGGATCTGCCATCATTGATTTTGCATCATCTAATGTAAGTCTTTTTTCAGGTTGTGCGTATTGCTCAGAATTAACACCACTTCCACTAGACATTTCCATTATTCTTTCAAGAGCTTGTATGCCTTCTGCTGTTGTACCTAGACTATATTGTATAACTTCAAACTCATCTGGTGGAAAACTTTTTTGAGCAAAAGCATTTACAGCATCTATTCTGTCATTTGCATTTTCGCCTAGCTTATCCATTTCTCCTTCTATATCAGGCTCTTGCAGTTGCATCATCTCTACATAAGTATTAATACCTGACTCATATTCTTCTTGATTCATACCATTAGCTTTTGCAGTTTCATTCCACCATGCAGTCATTGGGTTTGCTGTTACCATTTCTTCTGTTATACCATCTGGAAGTGCTGGTAATTCGTATGATTCTGGAATATTAGCATCATGCTCAGAAGCTAAATCATTAATAATTTTATCTCTAAGCTCATCTTCTTTACCACCAACGAATCCTTCTAGTTGTGTGTAAGATTTAGCCATGCTTTCATAATCAGCTTGACCATCTACCCAAAATTTTTCAGGTACATGTTCTGGTCTTTCTGCTGGCGCAGCTTCTTCATTTGGAACTTCCTCTAATATTTCTTGCTCTGTAATTTCTTCAGCCATTGTTGCTATCCTCCACTATTTTTTGTGATTGTCCTTTATTACTTCTGCGCTGTATTAAACCTACAATATAACGCTGTCCTTCTATATGTCTTAGTTGATGGTCAGATACTTCAGGTCCTGCTACGGTTTCAATCGTAATAGACCTTAGATAATTTAAAAATGTTTTACCTGCATCGGATGTGAATAATGCTCTTGATACTGTGTTAAGTGCTTCTTCCTGATCTGGAGTTCTTTCCATACCATCAAGCCCTATAAGAGTTTTGACTTTCTTTTCTGCCATGCTACACCTCATGTTGTTAATTGTTCCACGTAAAACAGGAAGCAAAGGTACTTTCATCAAAACTGTGGGGGTTTAAATGCTTCGCTTCCCATTTGATAATAAGAGATTTTCTTACCGAAAGTCAAGGACTTATTGTTGTGCTTGTGGATCTTGTGCTTGAGCAACAGCTTGTTGCTGTTGTTGCGCTTGTTGCTGCATCTGTTGCATAACAGATTTCATTTCTTCTTGAGTTCTAATTAATTCTTCTGGTATACCAAGTTTTTTAGCTACAAACTTAGCTACTTCATCTTGTTTAATCATCATGTTTAATAACTCAGGACCAACTCTGCCTTGCAATAAACCTAAGAATCTATCTATAGTAGCAACATCTTGTTGATGTTGAGCTTGCGCAAGTGGGCTAGAAGATTTAATTTGTACTTCTCTGCCATTTACAGTTGGTATATTTATACGACCTTGTTTTTTTAAAATGTATATAACTCTCTGCAATACTGGTGTTACTAGTTCTGCTTGCAATCTACCAAATGCAGCACCTATCTGTCTAGATAAATCAGCTTGGCGTTCAGCTACTTCAGTTGCTGACATTGGTGTTTTCTCATTTGGATTGCCTAACATATCATTATACAATGCTTTTTTAATATTAACTCTCATATCACGTAATACTAAATCAGATACATTAAAGTTACCTGCTTGTGCTATAGGTTGTAAACCTGCGCTACCTGCTGCTTTCGGGATAACTGTACCTGGAATAAGTGCAATGTTGTCAACATTAATGACGCCATCATCTTCCACTTGATACATACCTGAAATACTCATTTGTGCATTTTCTAAAATTAGTTCTACGACTAAATTAGATGTCTTTATTGCAGGCAACGCAAACTGTAAAGGACCTCTACCATATACTTCACCGCTACATTTTGACCAGCGATAAACAACATATGGATTGCTTCCTAATCCAGTATAAGTTTCATCAAATACTTTATGTTCATATTCTTCTGCTATTGCACAGAAAACTGTTTTTTCTACTTTAGTACTGCTGTAATCACGATAAACAGATTCAACTATATTAATTTCCTTGTCGGGATTTGCCGCAAAATCCATTGCCATCTTCTCATTCATAATGGGTGATTTATATGCGAACGATAATTCTTTTAATCTAATCTTACGTTTACGATATACAGCATCTATTTTATCATCATGCCCACTATTTAAACAAACTTGTGGTAATGGAATAGCTTTAAATCTTACTGGTTGAACAGCATCACCTTCTTCAACTAGTAAAACTCCTGTGCCTAAAGCTATATCTAAAAATGTTTCATGTACTTCTTGTGAGAAGTTTGAGTTTTGCAATACTTCAAATACATATTCCGTAACTTTATCTAAAGCTAAATTAACTTGTTTGGTTTCTTCTGGTGGTACTTCTGTACCTGCAACAAAGTCTGCCCATCTAGCATAGTTAGGAACTATACCTGACTGCAATCTACTTGCAAATTCTTGAACACCTACTACTGCTGTCTCATCAAAGATGCGATCAGTTCTTCTTCTGCCTATAGTTTCTTGATAAAATGATTCACGTTGTGGTAAAGCATACTCATAACATTCTTCAAATACAGATGACCACTGTGATTTAATTGCTTGAGCATGTTTATAACGAGCAAGTAATTTTTTTACAGGATCTTCTATAGAAGTTACATTGGCTTCTGAATTTGAATTTATCATTTATGCACCTAATGTTTGTTTTGTTTTGTAACCTTGTGATAAATCAAAACCACCACCACCTTTTTTCTTACCTGACAACAGACTTCTTCTACCAGCCTTCCCAGCTAATGCTGCCATTGTAATTTCAGTTTGATCATTTTTTAATTGAGATGCTGTATTTCTTTCTGCCTTTAACGCCTCACGCTTTGCATTTCTTGCAGACTGTGCTGCTGCATTATCAGGTGGAGGTGGCATTTTTGGTTTGAATGGTCCTGCGCACATTATCTGTTTCTCCTGTCGTGTATATTACTTTTAGGTTTTGCAGTAAAGACATCAAAATCACGTCTGGCTACAAAAGGTCTGCTAGTCTTTCCTCCTAACATTAAATTTCTACCTTCTCCTGCACCTAACAATAAATACTGTAAAGCATCATGTATGTGCGAAAACCTATTTTTATTTGGCTTTTCATCATAGCGTTCACCACTTGTTTGGATACGCTTATAATGATAACCACCACTAAATCCTTTTATCAAGTTAATACATTTTGGATCAATTAACAAGCCTGATTCTCCATCTGTCATTCTTGTTAAAGTAGCATTAACTGCTTCTAATCTAATTAGAACATCATTTGATGGTGCTGGTCTAGCATTAATTCCTTTGGATCTTAGTATTTGAAACGGTGTTGCCTCATCTGTTTGCACTCTATGATCACCTGCTGGATCACCAAAAATGTGAAATGTACGTGGCGCATACAATGCCATGTGTTGTTTTAACAAATCACTATACCTTACAATACCCATATCCTCCGCTACCAGCTCATCCAACAATACCCATCTACCACGTATGCGTTGAGCAAACACACAAGCTGGAGTCAATCCAAAATCTATTCCCATGTAGATTGGTAACTTATCTGCAACCAAACAATCACTCCTGGCTACATGCACATCATGTCTAAAGGAATCATAAACAGGCTTACCATCTTCAATAAGTCCAAGTTTATTAAGGACATACACGTCTATCCAAGACTTGGTCTTACCTCTAATAATATTAGGGTAATAGTTTTTGGTAAGGTTGTTTATATTCTCTGCTTCATCATTACGTTCGTATCTATCTACTGTTTTGTCTTTACCTATGATCTCATCCATTGCTGGAGGCTGATTAAAGAAAGTCCAGTTATCAGGTTTGACTAGCATTTTTGCTTCTTGTTTAGTGAGATAGTCAGGTAAGACAGTTTCTCCTGCAAGTATTGGCCACCAATGCTCAGTATCAGGAGCGTTGGTATCGCAAATAACGCCATACCAGCTAGGACCACCATCACGCATAGATGGATAACGGCCAACACGCATCGTGCAAGCATCAATAATACTCTTTGGAATTTCTCTTGCTTCATTTACCCATACTCCTGTAAGTTCAAGTGATAGTAGTTTTTTGACATCTTCTGGTCGATCTAATGCTAAGAAGATAACTTCTAACTCAATATCACCTTTTTTAATCATGTGCGTAAACGGTACGCTATATAGAAACTTTCCCCATTCTTCTTCTGGAAACCAGTCTAGCCAAGTTTTAATGGTGGTTGTTTTAAGTTGCGGATTAGTATTTCTTATGACTGCCCATCTACTTTTTCTTATACCGTCAGCATTA